CCATCCCAAGTTCCATCTGCCGAACGGCAGTAATATCAAAGGGGATAGCGCCACGTAAGAACAGCCACAACTTGCGACGGCTCTCATCTTCATTTTCGCCTTGAGCGGTCTTGAATCGTACCGTGAAGTTCTCAAACGCCATTCGTCTTAGCAGCGACTTCACTTCGCAACCTCCTTGCTCTCTTCGATCTTCCGTCTCGCCTGCTCTCTCGCACCACTCCTCATCATGCTGGCCCCGACGGGCCCAGAACGTGCCGAAGCAGCGGTCGTACCGCCAGCGGTCTTCCGGAGAAAGCGAGCGTTCGTAGGCGGCGCGGGTCATGCGTGTCCACCCATCGCACACACGCCGCCAACCAATTGATCCCATTCGGCCGGGCGGTGCGTGTAGTTGTCGTCTCTGTAGAACATCGGGAAGACCCTTGCGCCAGTCTCAATGGCCTGCGCGATCCGCCGCTCTGCTTGGTCTGTCGTGTCTCCGGGATACCCCACCATGACGTAGATCGAAACGTGGTGGCGGAAGGTTCCGGCCTTCCACCCCGACAACGCGCGAAGGATACGACACGCTTGGCGAACAACGCGGAGTTGTTCCGGCCGGTCAAAGGCGAGAAACAAGCGGTCGGGCTTCGTGTCCAGAATCAGCCGCGCCCGTTCCTCCGTGAGCAAGGCCGCCTCCAGGCCGCCCGTGAATCGCGGGCGTTCCGGCTGTCGCTTCAGCATCTCGCAAACGGCTCGTAGATGGTCTAGATCGACCAGCACGTTATTGTCTTGCACTTCCCATCCGTTCGTAATCGGCAAGGTTCTAAACGCTCCTTCTCTGATCGGAACCTTACACCACGGGCAGCGGTTCGGGCAGCCTCGACTCGTGATGACGTAGCCGCGCTTGAGGTATAGGCCGGGCGTGAAATCTCCGCCTGGGTCGCCGTAGGCTGGACCGCCCACCTTCACGACGGCAGACGGGAATCGGAATCGCCATGCGGATGCCAATCGCTCGGCCTCGCGCCGGTCCCATGTGAACGTGCAGGAGACGTGGACCTCCTCGGCCGATTCCAGCCACAGAGGCGGGTCGCCGACAAACGCCATAGCATCGTCGGGCGTTGCCCGTGTCCATCGCGGGAATACCCGGATGATGTTCACCTTCCCGCTCCCTGCGGCCCTCTGGGCATGGCCGCGCGCATGGTTCGCGTCGCTCTCTCGCACCACTCTTCATCATGCTGCCCGCGCCAGGCCCACGCTGCCGAAAACGCACGGTCGTAGGCCCGGCGTTCTTCCGGCGAGAGCGAGCGTTCGTAGGCGGCGCGGGTTATGGCGGGGGCCACTGGTCACCCTTCTCGACGTTGCACGTTGCGCAGGCGAGCCTGCCGTTGTCGCGGGTGGCCCGGCCGCCCTTAGACCGTGGCCTGTAGTGGTCAAACGTCGCCGTCGCCTCAGTGAGTTCGCGGCCACAGTAGAAGCAGTGCGGGTCGGCCCTAAGGAGTTGCATTCTGACAATGTGTTCCCTACGCAGTTTCTTACTGTTCTTGCACTTCCGCCCAGGCGGCGGCGGATCGTAAGGGCTCACATGTCCCTTGCCTCTATGCATTTGCATCCGCGTCATTGATTGGGCTTCCACAGTTCGCATCCCAAACAGATGCTCTTCATCTCTGTAGCCCCTCGAAGTCCGTCAACGCAGCAGGCGTAGGACCAGCAGAAGCATTCCGGCTCTACCGAGAATGGAAAGGCACATTTCGAGTCAGGATTGCGGTAGGTCCACAATGCCCGCCCGTGAGTCCGGTAGCGCCGTAACTTTGCGTGAGTAGCGACGTACCCGCCGCAGACAGAGCATCGGTAGACATGATCTTGACCGAGTGACTTGCTCACCGCCCACCTCGATTCATCTTCCGCGCCGCCCGTTCCGCAACTTCGTAGACGGGCATCGGCTCTATCGACAGACACGGAACCAGGACACCTTTGTGGACCACGGTAGCCGCTCTGATCTTGAACCGGCCGATACCTACAACGGTTGGCTGGCCCTCGACTACAGAGGCTTCGTAGATGTAGGGCTTTGCTGCCTCTCTTCGCAGTCGCTTCTTGCAGTCGTTATCGTGGCCGCAGAACGTGCATGTTCCGTGAACCCGGCCGCAGTCTGGACAGATATAAGCCATTACTTGCTCCTCTCGTTCAATCGCCGCGCCGCCCGTTCCGCGGCCTCGCGTACCACGGGCAACGGCCGCACTTGGCAGGCGCCTAGGCCGACGGCGCACTTGCTAATGTCCCACGCTGTTCGCCAGTCGATACGCGAAGTGGCCGCCGAATCAGGCAGCCGCCAGACGATTCCGACGAACAGATGCAATCTTCGCCAGAGCCAATACGGCCACGGGCGGACCTTGGCCCAGGTCCAGCCGATGTCGGTTTCGACGAAGACTGTACCCCAGTAGATGACATGCGGTTTCCTCATTTCGCACCGTCCAGTTGCCTTATCAGATCCTCCACGCCATCGCGGACGACCAGCACCTGCGCGCCGGTCTTCTTCCGCAGTTCCTCGTGCCGGGCCAGTTGGGTGGGATGCACTGGGTTCTTGCCGGCCTTGCACTCTACGTAGATGGCATCGGTATACCCCTCATTGGATCGGCAGAACTCAAATCTACGCAGGCACAGCAGGTCCGGGTCTCCCTTGACGCCCTGCTTGATCCATCCACCGCCGCCAAGCGGCCTGTCTACCACGTTCAGCCGATGCACCGTCCAGCCCCTCGCCTCCAGGTACTTCACGCACGCGGACTTGACGCGGCCTTCCGGCGTCGGCCCACGGCGGCGTTTCGGCCTCAGAACCCGCTCCGCGGCGGCGCAGAGGCGGGCGATTTCCGGCCGGATCGGTAGGCTCGCCTCCGCCACGCGCCGGGCCAGGCCGGGATGTTTTGATAGGTCAATGCCCACGTTCGGACTCCTGTAGCAACGTGCTGTCGATCAGCGGTCCCCGCCCGTCGCGTAATTCCAACTCCCGCTCGACCCGCTTGACGGCGATTGCGAAGTAGGCCGGGTCGATCTCCACTCCGATGAATCGCCGCCCCAGGCGCACGCACGCGACGCCCGTTGTGCCGGAACCCATGAAGGGGTCGAGGACAGCACCGCCGGGCTTGCACGCCTTGTCAACCAGCCATGACCACGCGGCCAATGGCTTCGGACACGGATGCCCGTTGTATGGGGCGGGTTCATTCAGCGTGATCCCGCTTGGCAGAGAGCCCCTACCAGCCCGCCAGTCCCAACCGTAGTAGAGTATGGGCGAGAAAGTGGCGAAGCCCCACGGGCCACGGCGAGGGGCTGCGGGCGACCAGAAACAGCCCATGTCGTCCGGCCTGGGGTACAAGAAGCAGCACCTTACGCCAGGCGTCACAACTACCGTCGGGTAGTGAGTCCTGCAAACCTCTACCACTGGAACGCAGATGTCCTTGACATAGGCTTCGGTATCCATTTCGGCCGTCGCATACCGAAGCGGCCGGGGTCGGTCAATCGCATCGTGGCCCGCGCCGCCTTCCACGCCCCAAGGAGGATCGGCGACCACCGCGTCCACGCTGCCGGCCGGAAGCGTAGGGAGCACGCGCAGACAATCATCCCGGTACAGGACGATCCGGCCGCCGTCGAGTTCAACGCAATCAGGCGAGGGCCTGCCCTTGTCTGGCGCGGGGATGGGGCGGATTACGTGCATGGATTGCCCTCGTTCAGTTTCTTCGCCGCCCGTTCCGCGGCCTCGCGCGAGGCGAACCAGACTACGCGATTGTTCTTGTCCTTCAGGACCGGGTTGTTACAGACGCCCTTGTGCCACAGGAACCACGGTCGCTCGCGGTCGGCGCACCAATCGACTCGCCATTTGTTCATTGTGGATTCTCCAGCAGTGGCAGAGCGTTGGCCGCGCGGCGTCTCTCGGCACGGACCCGGCAGTCCGTGAAGTCCGAGCACTGGTAATCGCCGCGCCTGCCTCGCCGATAGGACACGCGGTTCTTCTTACCGCACACTGGGCAAAGCCCGACGGGAAGGAGTTGACTCTTTGTGATGTACCCGTCCTTCCTCATGTCTTGCCCTTTCGTGCGAAGCACGCCTTGATCCCGGCCCGGACAATGCGAAATGGGGTCGGCTTGCCGTTGAACCACCAATGCCGGCACAGTATCTCGTCGCACAACTCCTCCGCCGTCGGCCCCGTCTCCGCCCGGCGCCCGGCGCGGTAGCCGAACCTATATCCTTGCGAGGACAATGCCCGTTCCCTCTCGGTACAGTTGATCTTCTCAGCCCACTCGTTCGCCTTTTGACTGACCGTCTTCCTTGCGCTCACTTCGCACCCGCCTTTCTATCGCTCTTGGGTTTCGGCGCAGGCTTGCATGTACAGGAGCCGTCGGGCCCGGCGAAGTCCACTCCATACGGCGGGTCCGTCACCACCGCGTCCACGCTGCCGGGCTCCAGCGTCGGCAAGACCTGGAGGCAGTCGCCATTGATGAGCACGATCCGGCCGCCGTCGAGTTCGCAGCGTTCCGCGTCGGCCAGGCCGGGGACACGCTGGAGGTCAGCCGATGTGATTCTTGCGGCCATCCTTGGCTCCCTTCGCTAGTCGCCGTCGATACGCCCGCGCGCCGCCGCCCAGCGGTACGCCCTGTCGCCAGGCGATCCGGTTGCCACACCTACGGCAGTTAGGAAAGTCGGCGAGCATACCCAGGTTTGCCCACACGGAGGGAGAGGGCCAATAACAGGAGCACGGCTTGCGCCGCCGGTTAGACTTTGTGACGCTTGGCATTCTGGCTCCTTTGATCGTCGCACTGCGCCAAGTCCATCGACATAGCGTTCACGCGGGCGATTACCTGCCGCAGCCGGGTGTTCTCCGCCTCCGCCTTGTCCCCCCGCTCCCGCTCGGCGGCCAGTTGCTTCGCCATCGCTTTGACTGCACGGGCAATTCCGCCCACCGCGCCGTCTGCCTGCTCGTCATCGACCGGGAATCCCGCGTCGGCCAACGCCGGCGAACACCCGTGCACCATGTTCCCGTAGCAGGTGGCTTTGACTTTCCAATGGCCTATATCCTCGTTTGCGGCGGCCAGTTGCTCCGCGTAGTGGTCGTGGGCTTTGTCCAGCAGTGATCGGATATAATCCTGCCACCATTGGACGTTGCCGCCGCCGTAGTCATTCAGCAGACCGGCATCAAACGCCGTGATCGTCTCTTGCTCGCTCATCGTAGTCGTCCTTTCACTACCAGTGGCGGGAGTCGGACCCGCGCCGCCGCTGTACAGGAGCGATGGCCTTGCCGTTGCACTGGCGAATCTTCCGGCGGCCGCCTGGGGAACCGGCTCACAACGCGGGCTTCGCAACGTCTCCCAGTTTCCGCGCCGTGTGCCGCCGGAAGTTCAACGCCCCGTGGCAGGATTGGCCTGCCGAACCGAGTCTAGTCAGCGCGATTCGTCGCTCGGAACCGTCGCGCCGACAATCCCTCGCGTGGGCCGCACGGGGCAACATGTCAACTCACTCGCTCCCGCCTCAACGCGGGGGCTTACACCGTGGCGCACGCTTTCGCGCACGCCACAGAGGAGACAGGCCGACTACGCCGCCGGCCCGCCGTCAGATCACACAGGAATGCCATCAGTCTTGGCTTCGTTGGGGTCCCAAGTCGAGCCGTCGTCTGGAGGCGTAGGCCCGACAGGCGGCAATACGGTCGCCTTTGCCGGCGGCGCGGCGGGTCTGCCGGCGGGCTTGGCGGGATGGTTCACTCGCCAGCGGGCATTGGCCTCGCGCACCACGTCGGCGCCGGCGGGTTCAGACGGCGGCGCGGCGCCCGACACGCGGAACTTGCGCGAGCACTTCCCGTTGTACATGTTGTCGTAACTCTCGAACTGAACGTCCCTGCCGTTGGCGAACTGCATCTTGCCGAAGTCGCCATTGAAGCCGAGTTGTTCGAGCGTCCGCTCGGTGATCGGCACGGCGCCGCCCGTCATCTGCATGTAGATGACTTCTTGAATGCCCTGGATCGGCTTCCAGTCGCCGTTCTCGGCGATCCGGTTGATGCCGATGGTCAGGACCACCTGCGGGTTCTTCTTGCTGTTGAAGGTGTACGTCCCGCTCAGCACATCTCCAAGAAAGTATCCAGTTGCCGGTTCCATGATCTACTCGCCTGCCTTTCCGTTGGTTCCCATCGAGCCGATGATCGTTGCCCACGTCTGCGCCGGGTCGTCGGGGATACTGATCTCTGCCGGCATTCCAAAGCGATTCTTGGCGTCCCATGCGTCCCGCTGTTCGGCGTACAGGATTCGCTCCGTACCGCCGATGCCCTTGCCCTTCTTGCCGGGCCGGTTGCCGCTCGCCATCGTGCCGCCCTCGACCACGGTGAAGAACTTGCCGAAGAGAACAGCGTCCGCCCAGCGGTGCGTTACCGCCCACGTCTTCGCGTGACAGTCGGCCACGTACTTGTCGTAGTCCGGTCCTGCGGGGTTCTTGAACGTCGTCACCTTGGCGTGCGAAAGGACCACGATATTGACGCCCGACTCGCGGGCTCGGTCCAGCCGGGCCAAGAGGTCCAGCCAGTCCGTTACAGCGATGTCGTAGCCCTTCTGGTATGAGTTGAATCCCTTATCGCCCCACTGGCCGGCGAAGTCGCGGGCACAGACGGCCTCGTGGCAGAGCCGCTCGGCGCCGCCCAGGGCGTCGATCGCCAGCGTCTCAATTCCGCTCCCGGCGATTTCGTCCACGATGGCCAACAGGTCCGCCCAGGCCGTCACGTTGGCGGCCTGTACGTCCGGGGCCAGCCGCGCGTTGCGGAGCGTCTCGTAGCCCGTCTCGGTCCCGATCTCGATGATGCCGGGCTTCGGGGCGAAGGCCACGGTGCTGGTCTTGCCCCATCCCTCTACGGCGTTGACGAGGAACCGCCAGCCGATCTTGCGGACGGGCAGAATGCCCATCCGCGGGCGGCCGGCCGATGGTCCCTGCGTCGCGTGCCCGTTGCCAATGGCCGGCGGTAGGGGCGCCAGTTTGCCCCGCGGCGGCGCCGGGGGCGGTCTCGTGGTCGGTGCGGCGGTCATGCTCTGTCTCCTAGTTCCGGGTGAAGTTCATTGGTCCTGACGTACCCCGGAGGCAGGTCAAGACCCTGGCCGGGTTTCCAGCCTTGGGTACACAATTGGAAATACGGGCACTTCCCGAATCCAATGCAGGCGGACGTGTTGCGGGGCCAGCGCCCAAGCCGTTGGCAATCGCGTAGCATCCCCTGCATCATCCAGAGTTCGGCGTCGAACTCCTCCAGGTCCACGGCCAGGCGGGGAATCTCCTTCCGCTGAAAGTACCAATCCGGCCGCTCGCCGATGTCCGCGGCCAGCCGCTCGCCGTACTCCTCCGGCGTCTGGCGGCGACTCTGCAAGGTCCAGCCCTTCTCTTTGTCGCCCGCCTGGCGGGGCTTGCCATTGGCGAGATAGACTCGCTGGCCTGCATCATCCAAGACGATCTTGAAGCCGTCGCTGTCCAGCGTCGGAATGAGTATCGGCTCGATAGACGGCTTGCGGATCACGTCGTACAGGACCGACTCAGGCTTGTAGCCGAGTTGTTCGGCGGCACGGAAGTACAGACTGATCTGTTGGTCGATTCGGAGGCGAGCCCAGTAATCGGAATCGGGGGCCAGGTCGTCGCTGGTCGTCTTGCACTCTTTTACCAGTACGCGGCCGTCGGGCGCCTTCACCACGCCGTCCATGACGCCGGCGACTCGGAAGTTGCGGCAGAGGCCGCCCGTCTCTGTGTTGACGATGGGCAACTCGAAGGCTTGTTCCGTCGCCAGGTGCTCCAGCGGCATCGTCTCGTCCCACCGCCAGAAGTAGCCATTGAGCAGGCAGCCGATGGTGACTCGCTCGATGGCGAAGTCGAAAGCCTTGTCGGGGTCTTCCGGCGTCGGATAATGGTCGTAGTCGGCCAGCACTGCGGCGGTCGCCTCGCCGGCAGCGGCGCCCTTGGCCCGGAGTTCAATGCCGCGGTGCATGGCCTTGCCCATCCGCAGCGGCTTAGCCTCCACGTCGGGCACGATGCCGAGTTCGTACCGCCATTCGTGCTTCTTTAGGCACGTCTTCGCGCAGGTCATGCGCGAGTTGGTCAGGAGGTTCGCTCCGATCACTTCCGCCCGATCTGTTTCCGTGGTCCAGCGCGGCGGGGCTAGTTGTCGTCCTCGTCGTCTGGGATTCCATTTCACGGTTACAAATGCCATGTCATTCTCCTCTTGTGGCCGTGCCGTCTAGTTCACAGTTCCGTCACGCAGACGCGAGATGGCCTGAGTGTGCCGTCGCGGTACAATTCCTGCAGCGTGGCTTTTGATAACTGAATCAGACCCTTGCGCGTCCGGCTCATGGGCTCGCCAAAGCACAGATACCAGCCCGCGTCGATGTCCTTGCACTGCCAGCACCAGCACACCACCTGGCACTTCTTGACCCTGGGCTTCTTCACCGCAGTTCTCCTTTCACGATCTCCACCTTCAGCATCTTCACGCCCCACGCTTTCGCTTGCGCATGCGTCGGGAAGAAGCAGTGGTCATGTCGCCCTCCGAAGTAGATCGTGCATGTTCACCACCACGGCCGCGTTGCCTTTGATGCGTTCCGCGGCGCAGACCATCCGCGCCTCTTGACCGCAGAAGCACCACTTCGTCCAGCACTCGTGCGTTGTCTCGCCGACGACGAGGACTGCCCACGGCGTATGAATCTGTGTGCCGTCGGTGTCGATCACTTCTGTGGGCGTGATTGTGATTTCCGTGGTCATAGTTCCTGTCTCACCTTCCGCCAGTGCGGCGGGGCTAGTTGTCGTCCTCGTCGTCTGGGATTCCATTTCACGGTTACAAATGCCATGTCATTCTCCTCTTGTGGCCGTGCCGTCTAGTTCACAGTTCCGTCACGCGGACGCGGACGGCGCGGAGGCCCTCAGCCTCCAGTTGCTTCCACGTCCTGTCGGGTCGTGTCTTTGCGAAGTGCGCCCAAATCTCATCCTGACTGTAGCCGACAATCGAGGTCAGGAAGTTGTCTACCTCTCGCGGTCCAGTCCACTTCGCGCACCACATGATCTTGCTGCACTTCTTCATGGCCCTACCTCACGATCTGCGCCTTGACCTTCCGCCAGTACGCCAGCGTCGCCGTCTTGCTCGGGCCCGTAGGCCCGCCGTTCCAACTCCGGGCCATTTGCTCCGGCGTGGTCATGCCGTAGTGCCGCCAGTAGGCAACGGCGACGGCGCAGGACCTATTCCATGAATGAGCATCCTGGGGCCATTTCCAATCCCACCTCATTCGATGGCACGTCTCGGTCCAGAGTGCGCGATGGATTTGTAGTGGCCCACGCGCCGCGCCGCCGTCGCCGATTGCCATATCGTTACCGCCGCTTTCGACGCGGCGGATTGCGTTCAACAGGGAGGCGACTCGTGGCTGCGCGTCCATCCGGCCACCGGCAATCGCCTCCGTGCTTCCATCCATGCCATTCGAGGGCTTCCCTACCAAAGAAGAAACCGGCGGTCGCGTCAGGGCCGTTGGGTCGATCCATTCGACGGCCGCCGGAACGATTGCAAAATCAGCCGCAGGGTTTGCCAGGGTTGCCTCCTCTCGGGTTGGCCTGCGGCTGGACATCATCAAAGGTGCCGGTCTCTCCCGGCTTGTCACGCCGTTCTGCCTCTTGCTCGCTTCCAGGCGTTCTCGTAGCGCTATGACCGGGTGTGAGGCTTCCGGGGCCGTCCCTAGTCCCGCTCTTGCGGCCATCCTCGTTTGACTCCTGCGAGCCACGGGAGAGGAACATGCGGACGCGGAGCCGCTCCCAGAAACCCCGTCGGGGTCCGGCTCCGCGATGATTTCAACCGCCGGCGTTGTGGCTGCGCCGGCGTCTCTGTTGACGCAACCGCGGGGGGGAACGGCTGCGACGTTACCGGGGTGGCCCCCGGCCTGATTAGATCGGTCGTACCACGCCACGCCGAATCCGCAGATCAGCGGGGCGTAGAGGATGGCGAGGATGGCGGAGCGGAACTTCACTTGCCTACCTCCGTCCACTTCATCCCCGCCTCCGCAACCAGGGCGTCGGCGAGGGCCTTGAGTTGGTTGACCGTAACGGTGATTAGTTCGTCGTATGAATCCAGATTCTTCACCGCCTCCAGCAGCGGCAAGAGGCGGTTGCGGCAGGCGGCGAGAAAGTCACAATGCGTCAAGTTGTGCTCGATCTTGAAGGTCATGTCACTCTCCCGTCAGTGCGTGGTGCGCCGCCGCCCATCGCCGCGCTTCGTACATGTCGGATTGTGCTTCCGCCGCCGTCCGTGCGTCCTCCAGGTCCAGTTCGTCCGCGTCGTCGGCGTCCCATTGGAGAACCATCTTCGTGATTGCCTTGTAGAGTTTCGCTGGCAGCGGGTTCCCGTGGCCGGTGTCCTCGACGCGGATCTCGCCGTCTTCTACCTGGATGTCGATGTTGAAATGACGGATCATGGTCACTCCTTCGCGGGGGCGAGCGTGAGGCGATTCCAGAGGGCGATGGCATCGGCGCTGGTGCCAGCCAGAGGGCCACGAACGCCGCACTCCGCACCACAGAACACGTAGAACTCGTCATCCGGGGCGTGCTCAACACACCCTTCCGTTCCGCACGCCGGGCAGTTCTGCGGCTTTGGGGCGAGCGGGGCGAGGATGATCTGCATGACATGTTTGTATTCTGCCCGATGAACTCGGCCCTCTTCCTGCAAAACGTCGCGTCCCCGAGACGGCGCGAACGCAACCGCCTTCCACCCCTTCGGCGTCGCCGCCCGGATGTCCGCCAGCACCTTCCGCTCGTCGCTGGTGACTCCGCCGTCGAGGAGTTCGCGGACCGCGGCGACCATTCGCAGATTTGCGGCACGGGTCTTCTCGCTCTGCTCCGCCCAGGGAGTGTGTATGTCTCCGGCGGCTATCATCCGTTCCGATACAGCCTTCACGAGTTCTTCATTCGTCACAGGTCGATCTCCTTTGCCAGCAGCGGCCTCAGCCACCTGTCCGCCGCCGCGTCCAGTTCCGTTTCCGTCTGTGCCCGCATGATTTCCTTGAAGCCGCTCATCGTCTGGTCGTCGTCGAGCAGGCCCCGTTCCGCCACGATGCACAGGCAGTCCGCGGCGATCTGGCGCTCCTTCAGGAACGCCTGGCGATTGAGCCGGGAAGGCCGAAGGGCGTTCATTGGCCGGCCTCCTGTCTGCGGGCGCGCTCGGCGAGCATGGCGTCGGCGTGGTTGAAAGCGATCCTTGCGGCCATACTGGGATCGTCAACTAGGCGCTCCGCGTCCTCATTGTCGGCCGCGCACCGGACGCTAGGAAGTCCGCTCGCCAACATCCCCACCAGCGCCTGCCCCGCGAACCAATCGCGGAGGGTGATGGGCAACTCCACCTTTGGCGGCCCTTCCGGCTCTGTCATGCCCAGCGACAGGCCAATCTCGGAAAGTCTCTGCTTCACTTCTTGCAGGCATCTCTTTCCGAACGATCTCTGCATGAGAAGGTCATCCTCGTTCAGCCGGCACAGTTGGCCTACTGTGCGGATAGGAGTTCGGTCTTCGGCCCCAGCATGATAGAAGGTGGCCAAAATGTTCTCGACGCGAACAGACCACCCTATGTGGTCAACAGTTGCCGCCAACTTCTGCGCCATGGTCCATTCGTTCGGAATCACTGGTCGCTCTCCTTCACCGCGTCCACCGGCATCCCGCAGGGGTAGGCCGGGTCATGCCTGTGCGGACAGGTACAGCACGGGGTACTGTTGCGGACGGCCGGGACAGTCGCCCGGCGTGGTCCGATGCGATCCTGGGGCATCCTGCGAAGCCGTAGGGGCGTTGTGGGTGGTGTCGGTCATGGCTGCACCTTGGCGGCGGCGACGGCGGCCAGATAGTCGTTGTCGTCTTTTGTGTAGCCGTCTGGGGTAGAGGAATCGCCGCGGTAGGTCCTGGACAGGTTGGCCCTGGACAGGCTGGCCGTTTTGTGCGCGGCCAGAATCCTACATCCGAACGTTCGGCCGATCCTCGCGTTTGGTCCGATGATCCAGGCGCCACCGACGAGAACCATTCGGTCCTCGGTGACGATCATGGCCTCAACACGTCTGCGAAGTTCCGTAGTGGCGGACTCGATCCATTCGTCATCCGCCCAATCCGGCCGCTCAGCGTCAAACTTGAAGGTCCATGTCTCAGGATCGAACCAGTCCTTCGGAGTGAACTCGACCGGGGTGAACTGCGGAGCGTTGCCGTCGCGCAGGCCGAAGTAGTCGATGATGTCGTTGTGCGAATCCAGGAGAGGACTGCAGTAGACCTCACCTTTGCGACTGACTATCGCGGAGAGGAAGTTGCACACGTCACGCTCCTTTCGCCGGCGGGGCGGGGGCGGGGCAGGTGGGGAGTGCTACAATAAGAGAGACGGGGTAACGCACGGACGGCCAGGGAAGGCGTGAGGCCGATCCGATGCAAGACGAGGGAAAACAACGCGGCCGGGCAGGGGCCTTTGAGGCCCCCACCCAGGCCACTGGGCACGCCGTCGGCGCGTGTCAAGGTGCTGACGGCAGCCGTCTCGTGGACGGCGCAGGATTCACTCCTACGCAACTCATCGTCGATCAAGATGGGGCTGACACGCGCCATACCCCAAGTCTTGCGAGACTGGCCCTATCTGCCCCGACACCGGTTACAGGTTCGAGCCCTGTCGCCCGTATTTCCTTGCCGTATCGGGACTTACTCGCCGAGAAAAAAGTCGGGTCGGGCGTTTTGGAGGCGACTGGACACTTGGTATCCGGGAGAAACGCCCTCGCGGAATCTCTGGCAGGCTATGAAGATCGTGAGAAAAGGCGGGCAGGACGGGCCACTGTGAACATGAATCTCTCTGTCCTTCGCAGGTTCTTCGCGGGGGCCGGGGACACCGTAGCCGCCATGACGCCCCTCGCCATCGAAGACTACCTCTGTCGGCTGGCGGAGACCGGGAACGCCCCCAAGACCGTGGAAAACCATCGAATCACGCTGGCGTGGTCCTGTGCTTCTTCCTCTTGCACGATGACGTCCGCTGGTGGTGGGCTGGCCTCTTCGGTCTTGTCGTGGCCGTTCTCGGCTCTGGCCTCCAGAAACAGGAAGATGAGGCCGTCTTACGCGACCGTCACGACGGCTTCTGGGACCGCTGATAGGTGGTCACTTCCGGGGCTTCGGCAGGGACGGTTTGAGGCTGGATTTCAGGCCGGAAGAACCGCCCGACGATTTCGGCTGGTGTTCCTGGTAGTTCTGAACGCCCATTCCGAGCATCGACAGAATGCCCAGAGCGAGGCCAATCGGCACGCCTTCCGCCTGCATCGCCTGGATCATGTCTTGGCCGGATATCGGGAGGAAATTGAACGCCACGCGGCCCGGAGTGACAGGCTGCCCTACCACGTCCTTCCCGGCCAGGATGTTCCACGCGAGCGCGGGGACGGGGGCCAGTTTCGACCGCAGGAAGTTCTTGATGACATCGGACATGTCCTGTTGGCCGAACCGGACGTCCCCGCGAAGGGGCTTCACTTCTCCGTGCGCGTTCTTCGTTTCGCCCGTCGTCATGCGACTGGCAAACGTCGTGATCTGCGCCAAGCCGGTCAGCGGGTCGATCCGCGAATCCCCAAACCGGACCTTGCCGAAGTCGGAAGACCGGGGGTCTTTCTCCACCTGTCCGCCCGCCGCCATACCCAGGGCGTAGACGACGGCTACGCCCGCCAGGAACCGGCCGTACTCCTTGAGGACCATCGTCCGAGTGCGCCAGGAACCGCGCCACAGCGGAACGCCCAGCATCATCTGGATTCGGCTGGCAAAGTACCGGGGCGCGAACAGGAAGGTATTGAGCGTAGCGAGTCCGCTGGACGCCCCGAACGTGCCGCGGCCCGTGGCGATATTGATGAACTTGGCGATGGCTTTCATTTCGGCCGGGGTCGATTCGCCCGTGCGGGACAGGCCGCGAGTCATCTTCTTGAACATCTCGAACCGCAGCCAGTTCAGCCCCACGGTGTACGCCCGCTGGGACTGCTTCACGCCGGGTACTTTCTCGGCCCAGCGCGACATGAACGCCTCTTCCATCTTCGCCAGCGTCTCCCCGTGCCCGGTCAGTTCCAGACCGGCAACTCGCGATTGCCTGTACTGCGGGTCTTGCCGGATGGCGTCTTCGATCCCAAATGCGGCCTTCTCGGACGCAAGGGCGCGGACCTGCACCTTGACCATCTTCGCCCCGAGGATCGGGTGTCCGAGCGTAATCACGCCCGCCTGCCGTAAGGTGGCCGACAGGTCCATGCTGGTCATAAAGGACCGGGGCAGGTTCAGGAGTTCCCCGCCGTAGCGCAGGGCCTTCTGCGGAACGGTCTGATTGGCGAAGACCCACTTCTGACGGCGTTCCGCCCATTGGCGAAGGACGGTTTCCAGTTTGTAATCGAGGGCAACCTGTTCCGGGGTGCGTGGCAGTTCCCGTTTGATCTTCTTCGGAAACTGGTTCTCCCGCATCTGCTTTTGCAGGTCCGCAATCCGGTTGACCGTCCGAGTCTTCAGGGACTGAACGGCGCTCTTCAGTTGCGCCTCCGGGTCCGTGACTTCGTACCCGCCTTCTTCCTTGGCCGCGTTCACGAGTTTGATGAGTTCGCGTTCGGCTTCGCTCGGCTCGCGGCGTTGGAACCCCGTCCGCTTCGGGGCTTCCTTGGCGGCCATATCCTCCAGTTTGCCGATCTGCTGCAACTGGCCCTTGAGGTCGCGGAGCGCCGTTTCGATCTCGCCTTTGGACAGGCCCCGATACTTCCCGTACCCGCTGATGGCGTCCATGACTTCGCGGCGGGTGACTTCCGGGGCGGCCTTCTTGATCTCGGCATGGACGGCATCGACCAAGGCGTTGCGGTTCCGAATCCCGGCCTCGACGAAGGACCGGGCCAGCACTTGCGCCGCCGGGGCGATGTCGGCCCGTGGGTCTTTGCTCAGTTTGCCCGCGAGTCGTCTGACGATGGGTTCGGTGATTCCGGCGAGCGATTCCTTGCGCCCTTCGCGCCAGGCGGCGTTCAGGTGGGGCTCGATTTCCTTGCCGAAGTTCTTGACCATCTCGGCGGCCCACTTACCGAATTGGCGGACGCCCGCCTTGATGTAGAGGGCGGCCACTTCGCCCAGGTCTTTGACGACGGTAATATCCGCGCCTCCCAGGCCCGCGCCCATGCGGGACGGGGAGAGTTTCGCCTTGATGCGAGCGAAGGCGGCAGTAAGCCGGGCCTGTTCCGGCTCGGTAAACCGGATGCGGCCGGGCGCACGCGGGGGAGCCGGGGCGGCGGGCCCGCCGGACGGCCCCTTGCCCGCCTGCCGTTCCAGCATTCTGGCTTGGCGTTCGGCCATGACGGCGCGGCCTTCGGCGGCTTCCTTCGCCCCTTGCATGGCCCGCATTTCTTCAAGCAGTTTCGCATGTGCCGCTTCGGACGCCTTGACCGCTTCGGCGTCAGCCTTCTGGCCTTCAAGGGCGGCGTTCTTCGCCTCCAGGTCGGCCTTCGTGGTCAGCAGTTCCGCAATCTTGGCTTGGAGCGTTTTGACTTCCGCCAGTTCCGGGGCGGTCAGCGTGTCGCCCTTGGCGATTGCGGCGGACCGTTCCATCGCGGCAAGGGAGTAGTCCAGATTCATCATGCGGCGTCGGAAGGACAGAGACTGCGCGACGTGCGTACCGCCGATGGTCGCGGCGTCTGCCCAGCGCCCGAAGTCCAGCGCCGCCTGCGCCGCTTGGCCCGCCGCTTCCCGCTGCGCGTCCGCGTCGCCGCTCTTGATGGCTTCCGCTTGCGCGGTTTCTGCCCGCTGGCGCTCGACGACGAGCCGGGCGGATTCGTGGAGAAGGATTCCCTCTTCGCGGACGGTCAGAGGCCGGGGATTGGCAAGAATGCCGTCCACGAGTTTCTTGCCGACGAACGGGTCTTCCTTGAACGCTTGCGCCGCCTCTTCGGCTACCGATACGTCAGACCGGGCGGGCCCGTGCTGTGCCGGGGCCTTGCCCGATTCGGACAAGACCTGATCGACCCAGGCATTCTTGACGCCCGCCGTCTGCTCGGGATGCTTGCCGATGACTTCCGAGCCTTCCGGCGTGTTGGGGATTTCGCCCCAGATACGGTCGAGGTGCGGCTCTACGTCCTTGCCCTCCGATTCGATCATCCGGCGCTTCCAGGCGTCTTTCGTCGCGGCGATCCCGGCGCGGGCCATGTCGCGCAAGACCTGCGCCCCGACGATGGCGTAGTCCTTCACGATGTCATAGATGTCGCCCAGGCCGGAACCGAGTGAGACGGACTTGCCGGCCTTGCGCGCGGCGATTCGGGCGCGGGCTGCGTCGGCGGCGTCGTCCAGTGAGGTACGCGCCGGCTTGGCTTCCTCCGACACGACGCGGCGCGGGGCGGGCTCCGTCCCCGCCGTTCCCCCTTCGCTGGGCGGGCGGGTGACTCCGGGCAGTGCTTCGGCCTGTCCGGGGAACTTCCTGGCGATCTCCGCGAGGTCGCGTTCTTCTTTCGTCATCGGCTTACGCGGCTCGGCCTGGGCCTCGCGCTTCGGCTGCGGAACGGCGAACAAGTCTCCCGTCGGCTTCCCGTACAAGTCAGTCTGCGCTAGGTTCGTTCCCTCCGCTGGCGGCTCGCCGATCTTCGCCCCGGAGACTTCGGCGCGGCGCAGACTGCCGGGGTCGATGATGACTGATTCGTGCCGGTCAACCGTCTTCCGCACTCCGTCCTCGATGATTGCCGCCTCGGTGTCCGGGTCGATGTCCTTGACGGAGTATCGCTCGCCGTTGATGGTGAACTCGTCACCGGCGGCCAGTTCCAGGGCGGGCATTCGCTCTGCGCCCATCGCCTTTGATGCAAGGCTCGGTTCGGCGACTGGCGGCTGCTTCGCCGCTCGCCGTTCCTCAACGCGGGCAACGTGCGCCTTCCGGCCTTCCGATAGGCTCAACCCGGTCTGCCGTTCCGCTTCGGCAACGGCCTCTTTCGGGGCGTAGTACCGCTCGGTATTCCAGTGCTTCCCCTTCCGCGTCTTGAGAGTCAGGAACTCACCGCCAGAGAGGTCTTTGATCGCGCGGAGTAGTTGACGGGGAAGGCCGGGCGGAACGTGGGCGAAGTCGCGCAGGTTGGCCTTGTCAAAGACCTTCTTTGCCCGCTGTCCGGGAACTTGGACGGCTACGTTTCCCTCCATGCGGTAGCCCTTCTGTCCCCAATCGTACAGGGTGCGGCCGTGGTACTCGCGGGGGAGATTCGTCCAGGGGCCTTCATGTGCCGGCGCAGGCGTCTCCCCCTTCGCTCTCGCGGCGGGGGGCGGGGACTGGGCGGCGCTGCGCTTCCGCAATTCGGCCTCGACGGCGAGTAACTTGGCCGACAGGTCCAGTTTCGCTTCCATCCCCTTCGTGCGCGACATGGCGATCTTCGTCTTGCGGGCGATTGCCTTCAGTTCGTCCAGACCCATGCTCGCCAAAAGTTGTTCGATAGCAGTGGCCTTCCCCGCCCCCTTCCCCTCCCCCGCGCCGGCCTTGGCCGGGGCGGCGTCGGCGGGCTTGGTGATTGCCTTGGGATTCATCACGACGATTTCGCCCTTGGACCAACGGATCGCATCGTAGCCATTGTCCTTGGCGTACTTCGCTACTTGGCGCACCCACTCGTGAACGTCAAAGGCCCCGCTTCCTGGGCGCACCATGTCCACATAGCCGTCCAGGAGTTTCGGATTGTCGCGGACTCGCGGGACTGCTGTTCGCTGGAGGTCCGCACGATAGGCGTCTTCGATGGCTTTCTGGAGTTCCGCGTGTCCCTTCTGCTCGTACTCTGGATGGATCGTCCCCACGTCCAGAATCCTGGCGTCCGGGTTGAACCGGAAACTACTGACGATCTTGCCGTAGTTCTTAGAGTAAGCCGGACTCTCACTGACGTAGAATCCTGGCCCGTAGAATCCGGCATCTCTCTGGCCGAGTTTGGACGTGTCCACTTCGGCCACTTCGCCCTCGCCTCCGTGGTGAACAACGGGCATGTCCGCGCCGGACTTATCCCACGCCTCTCTCCCGCCCGGCGCAGGCTTCGCGGCAGGGGGCGGCGTGTGAATATTCACAGGGGGCATTTCTTGCGCTTGCGCTGCGCCACTGATCTGCAAGCCCTTGTCGGCAATAGGCTTGCCACTCGGTTTTTCTTGCGCAAGAGCGTCAGCGTGAATATTCACAGCCCCCACCGTCGCCTCCGGGGCGGGTGTCGGGGCCACCCCCCGCGAGATCGCCTCGCCTGGGGCAGCCGGGGCGGGTTGCGGGGGTGGCTGTGGTAAACTGGGTAATTTCGGAACGTCAGACGTTCCGAGCGGAATGTCAGACGTTCCGGCAGGCCGTTGCACCCCAAAATCCGGGTTCTCGGCCATGAGCCGGTCCAGTTCCTGCACCGTCTGCGCCCGGCGAGATTCCGGCACGGTGTTGTAGAGTGCCGCCGCTTCCGGCGAAACCTCCTCCTGCCCGCCCAGGATCGCATCCAGGCCCGCGCCTTCCGCCTCAGACAACCGCCGCCGGTAGTCGGCCAGTTCCCGCGTCTTGCCAGCCTCGGCCATCAACTTCGCGGGTCCCCCGAAGGCCAGGCCGAACGCCCCGCCCGTCACCATCGCCTTCGCCAGCCGGTTCAGTAGGCCGGGTTCCAGTTTGCCCTTCGCGTAGGCTATCGCCGCCTCGTTACCGCCCTCCATCGCCACTTGAATCAGTGCCTGGTGGAACGCCTCCCCGATGATGTCGCCGGCGACCTGTCCCGTCTTGCCCGCCATCCGGTGTCCAAGTTCGCCCAGCACGCGGTTGATGAGGCCCGCCTGCGTGCCCTTCGCCATCGACAGGAAGTGAGTCACCCGGCTGTTGCCGGCCAGTGCCATGACCGCCCCGGTGATCTGCGCGGCCGTCTTGGCGCTCTGTGGGTCCACGCCCTGCGCCGTGAGGCTGTCGTAGGTGTCCTGGGCGGACGTAGCGCCCCAGTAGGCCATCGCCGCGGCGGTCCCGGCCGTGGGTCCGCCCGCGAACGTGCCGGCTGCGCCCGCCGCGCCTGCGCCTACCAGTTTCGGGACAGAACCGGCGACGGTCCCCAGGATCGCGGCCGGGTCCGTGGCGAACCCGCCGAAAGACTCCGGCATCTGCGTCCGCCATTGGGGGTTCTGCGCCGCCAGGGACTCCGCACCCTGCGAAGCGGAGCCGAACCACTCCCCGATTCCCGGGTAGTTCAGGGCCTTGAACGTCGTCTCCGCAAGCCGCGTGCCGCTCCGCAGGGCCTCATTCGTGTCGGCAAGTAGTTCATGGCCCACCGTCTTCAGGACGCCCTTCTCACGGGATGTCTGCGGGGCGTTCGCGGGAACAACGCCCTCGGCCGCCATGTCGTCAAGCAGGCTGCTCTTGACCGGCTCGACACCTTGGGCGGCCATGTCGCCGAGAAGCGTTCCCTCCGGCGGAGGCGCGGGTCGCTGCTCGTAATTGCCCGCCCCGGTGTTCGTCCAGACCATGCCCGGATGCTCGTCGACCTGCGGTGCATCCGGTGCCCGCCGATAGTCTGGCTTCTGGCGGTCGGCCTCTGTCGCCCGCGGAAGATCGGCAATCGTGGTCATTTCACCCTCCGCGCCTTGCCGGTATCCACAAGATGCTGAATGAAGGTCCGCTTGTCTTCCGGGGTGAGTTGATCGTAGAAGGGCGTGCCGTGAAGTTGCTCAAGGCTCGCGCCTTGGTCAACCGCATCGAGTAGGACCGCCAGGGCCTGCACCTGTAGCGGCTTGCCCTTGGACGCGGCCACGATGTCAGCGGGCTTGGCCGGCTCGACCGATTGTAGGCCGGGCCATGCCGTTGGGTTGCTGGCGTTGCCCTCAAGACCGGACACGCTCCTCATCGCCGCACCCGCCGCGCCCGCGTTGGCTACGGACTGCGCAGAACCGGCCGGAGCGCCGCCGACGCCGGATTGACCTCTGACGACAGGCGCAGGAGCCGCCGCGCCGGGCTTGTTCTTGTCGTGGGCATCCAGCCTCTCGCGTGCCTTCTGGGCTACGGCTCTCGCTTGAGCAAGGTTACCCACAGCGCCCGGGGCCGTCTGGTTCGACTCCCACGAGGCAACTGAGTCCTCGGCGTCCTCCAGGCGGACCTCCAGCCGTAGTCGCTCGGTCGCCCACCTGCCGAACTCCTCGTCCTTCGCCCTCTGTTTCGCCGCCTCGTTCCGCCACTGTTGTTGACGGTCGAAAACCTCGCGGGCGGTCGGCTTTCGGCCGGTCGCGGTCGGCTGGAACGACGCCCGCAGCGTGGACGTGGACACCGCGGGCTTCTGCTTCTCGCGCCGGAAGGCCAGCACTTGCTCCGGGGTCATTCGCGGGGCGGCCGTGTCCAGATTCAGCGTCGGCGTCGTCACCTGGTCCTGACCCGCGCCGAAACCCGCCGCCAGCATGTTCGTGTTCGCCCGGTCGATGGTCTCCTGCGGAACGTAGTCCGCGGACGGGGCCTGGTACGGAACGTCGTGGACCAGTGCCGATCCCTGAATCCGGTTGTACCGCCGCTCCGGCGACTCGGCCAACAGGTTCCCCGCGAGATTCGCCGACTGCTGACCTGTCATGGTCCCGCGCGGGAGAACGCCCGTCATGTTGCCGAATCCGAGAATACTGCGGCCCGCAACCGCGTCCCGGTCCAGTTGGGCCTGATGCTCCGTCGCGTTTTGCTCCGCCGCGAAACTGGCGGGGACGTACCCGGCCGCCACGTTCGCAATCCGCTGGGCCTGCGGGGCCGATCCGGTCTGGCGCAGGGCCTCATTGTAAATGCCGGGGCCGGTAGTCATGGCGGACGGCAAGGGCGAAGCGGTGTTGTTGAACGCTCCTGTCAGTACCGCGGCCTGCGCGTTTGGAGACTGCGGAATCGGCTGCGCCCCGGCCTGCGGATACGCGAAGGCCCGCATCACCATGTCCTGCGATTGGGCGGGGGCCTCTTTGGGATAGTTCCGCCGCCGCTGGGCCAGCGACTCCTGCAACGCCAGATCCTCCAGCGTCGGTTCGTAGTCCTTCGTCAGTCCGATCATCGCCATGATGAACTCCAATCACGTCAGGGAGAGTGTACCGCCCTTGGCCCAGACAATCGCGTTCGTGGTCGTGAGGCACTTGTTGGGATCGTAGATCGACCCGCCTGGATGGATCGTCAACGTGGTAATGGTCTTCGCCCGCGCATCTTTCGACAGGTCCAGGACACCGCCGTAGACGACGCAGGCCGTGATCGTGCCTGTGCTGTTGGCGTAGTACCGCCCGCCGCGAATGTTGAGGTTCGTGACGGTCCCTTGCTCCTGCGTGTACGTCCCGCCCGACAGGTTGACTGTGACGACGGCAGAGTTGTTCTCCACCGTCCCGCCCGTTTGGTGGAATGTGGTGTTCGTTACGCCAGCCCCCAGGAAGACCTTGCCGCTGGCAACCTGAATCGTGGTGAACGCGGCGACCTGCGTAGCGCCGAAGGCGACACCGACCGTGCCGTTGTTGGCGTCCACGATGAGGAGTGCGTTGGCGTCCCCGGACAGGTTGACCCCGAGCCCGCCGTCGCTGGCCGTGGAGGGGGCCTTGTAGACGCGGACCTCCGTGGAGTTGTCGATGTCCAGATGGGCGGACCCGCTGCCTTCGTACACGAGGTAGTCGGTGTCCAGGTGCAAGGCCGTCACCCGTGAGCCGAAGTTGACGTAGCAGCCCGCCTCGACCACGGTGTTGACGAGAAGGATGGCGCTTTGATCGGACCCCGCCACATCCTTCGTCGCCGCAGCCGCGAGCGCGGGAAAGATCGCGCTGTCGGTGCTGACTGGGGCCGAGGGCGCCCAGTTGCCCGCCACCGCAAAGGCGTTGTCGCTTGCTCCACCAGACCAGATGCACGTTACGGGGCTCGCCATGATGTTCTCCGATTTCTCAGCCGGGATCGGCCCGGCGCGTTACTATACCTGTTGTGAAAGACTACTGGCCCATCGCTCTGGTTCTTCTTGTGGCTGTGCTGGCCTTCTGGTTTCAGTACCAGCGTCACGATCTTCTCTACGGGACGGAACCGCCGCCGACGCCGGATGCGGTTCGCGCTCGATTCCGGGCTGAAGGCCGCTCGCCGCAAGAGGCCGAGGGGACAATCCGGCAGTTCGAGAAAGCAAGGGGCAACCGGCCAAGTGCGGATGGGGACACTCCCGACCGCTGACTCCGCACGTCCACGGCTTTCCGCAGCCGACCCACGTCGCTTTCGCGCAGGGCGGATTCGCCTTCACGGTTCGCTGTGGCTTTCCGTCACACGCCTCGCAAGCCGCGATATGCGGGAATCGACCGCGAAGGCCCGCAAGACAGTGAATCCACCGGGGCTTGGGGCCTGCCGACTTGTGGGGACAGTCTCGCATCAGTACGCCTCCACCACAAGGGCGTCCGGCCCAGCGCAGCCGGAGTCTTTTGAGTATGTGCCCGCTGGCGTCAGTCCGGTCGTTTTGTAACCGAGCCAGACGAGCGTTCCGCCGTTGCTGTTGCAGTAGAGGCCCAAGACCCACCGACAGTTGACCGTATCCAGCCAGAGCCTCGACGAACCAGTGCAATCCGACGACGCCCCGACCGAGAACAACTTGCCGTCGATGCTCCTGTTGTCGCCGAAGGCAAGGGGAGCCCAGCAACAGCCTCGATACTCGTAGACGATGGCAAACGTCCCATCCCACGCGGCCAGTTCTGAGGCCGTGCAACTCTCGCACACACTCGCGTCTACGTCGCCATCGACATACCCGGCCAGACGGTAACGGTGGTTGATGCTCCCGCAGGGAGTGCCCAGGCCCACGACGTCCGTATTCCAGCCCTCTGCGCTGCATGGACAGGTGCAAGGGGCTGGCGGCTCGCCGCCCGCACAGCAGCAGCCCGCTCGATGGAAGCCAGTGTTACTCATCAATCGCACGTCCCGTCTACGCCGTTGGCGCTGGAGAACCAGTATTCCGTCGTGCCCGTCGCCGCCTCGACCACTTCGTGCATGACCACGATGACGCCCGCGGGGATCGGCTGAATGGCAAAGGTGTACGTCGCCGTGTCGAGGTTCGCCACGTCCACTCCGTTCCCCTCGACGCCGGCCCCGTTGTTCATGTCCTCCATCATGTTCCGCGCCGGTTTCACGGTCGTCGTGCCGCTCCGCACCGGGGCGGCCTTGTTGGACCAGCCGCCGTAGCCGGCCGTGGCTTTCGCCTGCTCGGTCCAGGCGTAGACCCAGCGGTTCTGGTTCGGCGTGTCGGCGTCCGCGCTGCCGGTGATCTTGGCGAAGAACTGCGGGCCGGTCGTCTCCTCCGGCAGCAGGATCGGCTTGAACCGCTCGAAGTCGCCATTGTCGGGGACCGGTTGGGTAGTGTCTTGGTTGACACCATCCGCCAGGTCGTCCGTGTTCGGGAGCGAGTCCCGCAACTCGACTTCCGCCCGCACGAGGTCGTCAAGGAACGTCTGGATCGCCTCGGCGTCCTGTGCCAGCGGCGCGGCGAAAGGAATCCCCTCGGCCCGGCGGCGCAGGGCTTCTACCAGTGTGCGGAAGGCGGATGAGATTGGGGAGTCGTTCACCAACTTGTGAGTCCTGAGAGATAACTCGCCATGTTGACGGGCGTGAAGAGTTGCCTCGCCTGCGGTTCAACAGCCGTGCCGCTCGTGATGAGTTCGCCGTTCACGACCAATTGCCCGCGTTTCCAGACCACGGTTTTTCGCCAGTCCTCTTCGTCCAGAAGCGCGCCGTCCGCGTCCAGGGTCGGCGTCGCCTCCACGCCCCACATTCCGATCTGGCTCTTGACGACGTTGTTCCAGCCGGCCGGTTCGTAGGCGAACGCCCAGTCCAGGTCGATGATGTCGTCCCCGTAGACCCGCGAAGTCCGCAGGCCCTTCAGGTAGACCGTCCCCGCCGGCGCCGTTCCGAAACCTACGATGGTAAGGGCGTCCGCGTTCACGCATCGGGCAATCGCGTAGGCCCCGGACAGATCAAACAGACTCGCGTAGTACGCCGTCTGGATGGAGAACTCGGTGCTCAGTTGGGGCACGCGATTCTGGCCCTCGACCACCTTCCAGTAGCCGCTCCAGTGGTTGCCGTCGCCAACTCCGCAGTCCGGGCCTTCGATGATGTTCTTGCCCCCGCCCGGCTCGCGCGTAATCTCTACTTCCCGGTCGCTCGTCACCGTCACCAACCGCGCCTTCCCCGGCTTCCTCTTCGTCTCGTAGTACAGGTGAATCAGAGCCAGCGTGTCCACGTTCCACGGATAGAACTCGATGCCCACCCGCTTGACGATAGGAGCATTGTCCCCGCCGAAACCGGGGAACTCGCTCTCATAGAACGCTTCGGCCTCGCCTGCGGCGGCACTGGCGAACGTCACCTTGTCCTGCCGCCCGCGCCAGTAGTTCCGCCCCTCCATTTCCAAGGTAGCCGATGCGCTGGTCTGCGTGATCTGGAGGAAGGTGACGCCGATCCGCAACTTGCCGTCGTCGCTCTTGACCTGCTGGATCGACTGGACGCGCGGCTGAAGAATGCCCGTGCCCGCCACGTCATTGAGCGCGACCGGATAGCCCTTGGCCGGAATCGTCGACTCCCCGCCCGGTCCCAAGGTGTACTGCCGCCGGTGGAGTGTGTAGAGCGTCCGCACCTCCGGTTTCGACCGGCCTGGCTTGTACTCAAAATCCTGGAATTGGAGGGCGCTCATACGCTGATTCCCGTGTCGCGGTCAAGCAGTTGGATCGAATCCACGTCGTCTTCGTTCCGGGCAAGGTCGGAAAGGACCGCCTCCTCCATCATGGCGACGAACGCCGCCTCTTCTGGCATGGCCCGCCCGCCCTGGTTGCTCCGGCGCTCCGCGTCCGCCTTGGCCGCCTGTACGATGACATCGCACAGGTCCGTCCCGCCGATGGGGTAGACCTCCGTATCATCCGTGAGGGCAACCGCCTTGACCCGGTAGCGATAGGACACGCTCCGGTCGGCAATCGGAGTCGGGGCGAACCAGACTTCCCACCGCTGGCCGGTCGCGGCCGTCAGCGGCTGCGCGACGATGGCGTAGAACTCCGGGTCCGCCGGCTGCGGATTGTCCCGATAGATCGCCATGATCTGATCGTGAGGGGCCGCCTGAAGTCTAGGAAGGTCCACAGACGAGTCGGGCGTCTGGAGGTACTCAAAGGGCCTATCGAGCCCTCCGAAGTCTTCTGGGAGGTCTACCGCCCCGTTGTCGGGCACTGTGAGGGTTTCGTTGCCCGCCCAGGAGTGATCGCCGGAGACGGTGACAACCGTTGCCGACGTGTAGCCGTAGACCACCATATCGCCTTCGGTGGAAAGGTTGATCGTCCGCCCGACGATGTGCGGGTAGAACTTCGCCACGGCTGCCGTAACGGTCGTAAGGCCCGTCCCCGCCGCGTAGGTTCCCGTCGCCGTGGTGGTTGATTGCGAGGCCGGGATCGTCAGCGTCGCCACGGGGAGCAAGTGGGTCCAGGTGTGTGCCCGACGACTGGCCGGCGAGAACCCGCGAAGGACGCGCCGGTAGCCCGCGTTCAGGGATTCCAGGGCCCACGCGGAGTTACCCGGCGTCGGGTCGGGCCACGTCATATAGCCCTCGACCAGTCTGACCATCGCGGACGCGGACAGGTCCATGTAGTCCGTCATGTTCGACTCCTGCCGCTGGGGGGCGGCCGGCGAACCGGCGCGCCCCCGCGGCCCAAGGGTTCGGTCAGAACCCGATGCACAGAACGTCCACAGTGACGCCTGTGTCGCTTCCGCTGCTGCTCTTGATGCTGACGCTCCCGCCGCTCACGCTGTAGCGGTAGGGAACGCCGGCGAGAACAGCGCCCGCTCCGTTTCCGAAGATCACCTGATGCACGGTGTTCAGGTGGGCGTAGAGGACGACCGCCGTCGTGCCATTCAGTTCGATGGTCGCCGCGAAGCACTTGGTCCGGTGGCCGGTACTCCAGATGTGCTCGTTCGTGATTGTGCCAGCAGCCATGTTCCGTTACTCCTGTAGTTGGGGGTTAGGTGTCAATGATGTCCGAGTACCCGATGGCGGTCAGAATGCCCGTCACAAGGGCGATTCCGATTGCGTCCGCCGCCAGGTCGCTCGCCATGAATCCGTTTGTGGCTGTCACGGTCCCGTCCGTGGCGAAGTTGCCGTCGATGTCCGCACCGACGACGGCGACGGGAACATCCCCGCCGCACCAGAACCAGCCGTACTTGGGAACCGTTGTAAAGGTCGGCGTCATTACGGAGAGCATGACGGCCGCGTAGGGACTCCCGGTTTTCAGGAGACACCGATCCGGGTCGTTCGTCACTGTGAAGATGTCGCCCGCCGCCGTGGGGACAACTAGTTGCTTGGCGGCGCAGGTCGGGTTGGCTTCCGTCACCCCGCACAACTTGAGGTAAATGAAAGTCGCCCAACCCGCCGGGTGCGCGGACGGAAGAGAGATTTCGGGCAGACGCACCCGCTTCTTCGTGCCCAGCGCGTAGACGGGCGACGTGACGTTGTGAACGGCCGCAGCCGTCATGTCGCCGTAGTTGACACTGGTTCCCGTCAGGACTTCGCCCGTCGGCCAGTTATCGTAAAGGTGAAGGTCGAGTCCTTCAACAACTCCGTCAGCCATGTCGTTCTCCTCAGACCCCGGACCTGCCGGGCCTCACACAAAGACCCGGCAGGGTCCAAGGATCAGGTTGGTGGTTAGGCGTCCGCCGCGTAGGCGTAGCCGATGGTGGACGCGGTATCCGCCGCGGGGAGCGACAGGCCGATCTCGCCGTAGGTGGTACCGGCGCTCGCCAGGTCCGCCTTCGCCATCTTGCCGATAGCGACCGTGCCGTCCGTTCCGCAGTTGCCGTCCAGGGAGTACGTCGCGCCGGAGAGGACGTATTCCTCCGGGCAGGGTCCGCCGCACCAGAACCAACCGTAGTAGTCGGTGGTCATGGCGCTGATGCCCATCGCAATCGGACCGAAGGTGGCCCCCAGGTCCGAAGCGACCTCGTTCGTGGCGTCCCAGATGGAGTCGCCGCCGCCGGCCGCGTCCGAGTGCTGGCTGACGAACATCTTGGCCGCCAGTACGTTGGTCGCGTCCTGCATCTCCAGTTTCAGGTAGATGAAGGTGGACTCGCCGTAGATCAGCGACGTGCTGCGGCCTTCGTTGCGGACCTTGACCTTGGCGCCGACGGGATACTTCGCCGTGGCAACGTTGTGGTTGGGGTCCTGGTTGAAGTACCGCGGCCCGCTGTCCAGGAAGCAGCGAGTCGGCCAGAGGTCGTACAGAATGAACAGTTTGGTGTCGAGAGTCGAGTCAGTCATTGGATGATCTCCTGCCTATGTTTCTCGAAACTCAGGGCCACGCTGGCCCTGCATGGGGTTGTTAGGACCAGTTGGTCCCGTAGTAGTTGGCGTTCGGCTGCCAGCAGACGAAGTTGCCCTTGACCAGCACGCGGGCGAGGTACTTGTCGTACCCGTTGGCCGTCTCGCCCTGGTACTTGAAGGGGGACACGCGCGAGAGGTCGCGCCCGGGGAACAGCCGCAGTTCCCACGACGGTTTGTGGAGCATGAACACCCACGCGGTCGTGGTGGTGTCCGTGTTGGTGTCGAGGAACGGATCGTGGAGGATTTCCACGCCGTCGATCTGGATGGTCGTCCAGCCGTACTTGCCCAGGGGGCCTTCGCCCATGTGGGAGTTCGTGCCGCTGGCCTCGACCTGCGCCTGGAGTTTGCGGAAGATGGCGCCGGGGCAGACGAAGACGAAATCGCTCGCCTTACCGCTGGAGTACCGCTGGCAGCCGGCCAGCACCGTGCGGAAGTTGTCGATGCTGGCGTCTCGGGCCGTCCCGCCGTCCGCGAAGGACGCGGCGTAGGAGAACGACTGCCACCACTTGTTCGTAACGGTCGTGGCCCGGGTCAGCGTGCCGTAGGTGTAGTCGAACGTGAGGGCGTCCAGAATGCCCTGGAAACCCTTGTCGCTGTCCGACGTGGTGGACGCGGAAGAGTAGATCGCGCGGTTCAGGTGCAACTTGGCCGCGCGCAGGCCCTTCTCCACCTTCGTCTTGACGAGATCGACCGGGGCAACGTCGTTGCCGCCGCCGCCCTCGGACTCCTCTTCCTCGTCGTACTCGATGGGGATTTGGAACTTCTTCCACTTGAACGTCGGCCGGTCGAGGAACTCGAACTTGCCGGAGTTCAACTGCTCGTTGGCCCCGTAGTCTTGGGCGAGATCGTCGATCTCGGCCATGTCCACGGCCTGCGTGATGCTGTTGCCGCCGCGGACGGTGATCTTGTTTCCCGCTTTGAGCATAGTCAGAAGCGGGGTTTGGAGGAACACTTGCTCGACCACGCCGGGAACCCACAGTTCCCGGACGGCATTGGTCATGTTGTTTGCACTCATTGGGTCGTCCTACAGGACGGCGCGGGCCTTCTCCGGCCGCCTTGGTTGTCAGGTTTCGTCGCTCTGCCCGTACTGCCACTTCATCCCGCCGACGCGCCGAAGCGCCTCGGACATGGACTTGGCCGGCTTCTGGGCTCCCGGCGAACGGCCGCCGCGTCCGGGGTCTGCGGATGGGCCGCCAGAAGGCGACGGGTTCGCTTTGCCGGGCTTGGCTTTCAGCCGTTCGTACACAGACCGGATCACGGCGCGGACGGCCGACACCGGGGGCGGGTCTTCGGCGGTGAAGCCCTCGTCCTCGAAGATGCGGCTCGCTTCCTGGACCGCCTTGTTGCGATGTTGGGCGCCGTGTGCGGCGTCCATCCGGTCCAGGAAGTCGTTGAACTCGCGGTCGCCCTTGACTTGGTTGACCTGCCGGCGAAGGGATACAATCTCGTCCAGCACGGCCTTCGGCAGCGCAGGCGCACCGTCGGGGCGTGACTTGACCCGCTCGACAACCCGGAGAAGGTTCCGCGTGGCCTTCGCCACGTCGGCGGGCGAACTGGAGTCGTCAATCGCCTCCAGCGCGTCCTGCGCCGCCTTCAAGTCATCAGAGTCCTTGTCCGCCTGCGGGTCGGCCTTGGGGCCTTCCGCGCGGGTGGCCAGTTGGGTCTGGAGAGTGTTGACGGTCTGGGTCAACGTGGCGATCTGCGCGTCTCGCGCCTTTCGCTCGTTGGCGTGGGCCTGGAGGATCGGCTGGATCGACTTATCGAAGCCCTTGGCCGCGGGCTTCGGCTTGTCCTCTGCCTCTTCCTTGTCTGCCTCGTCATCCGTCTCGCCTTCCGGTTCGTCGGGGTCTTCGTCCTCGACCTCTTCCGGGTCCGGTTCCTTGGCTGGCGCAGACTTGGTAGCCGCCGCTTCATGCAGCGCGCTCCAAGTCGCTCCGGCCGGGGTTTCCCGGTTGGCGATCTCCGTGTCCGACGCTCGTTCCACTTCCGCTGTCTTTCCGTCTGCCATGATTCCGTCTCCTTCGCGGGGCCTTCGGCGCTAGTCCACGTCCCGCTCTGGCTGTCCTGACGCGCGGGCCATTCCTTTCGGCGCAAGTCCTATTGGCGGCCTTCACGTCCCATTCCGGCCCACGCTGGGCCGGGTTCTGTCTTCAGTTGTCAGGACCAACAAAAAAGGGCCGTCTCGCTCGTGCACGAGACGGCCCTTTCGGTCCGGTGGACACGCCGGGGTAATTACTCCCGGCCTGTTGGGTATTCAGTTGTCTTGCTGCTCTACAGGTTCACTCCCGCAAGGCCGGCGACGTGTTCCACGTCCTGTCGATCTTGCTTGGTCACGGCGATCAGGTTCCAGTATCTCGTCGGGTGTAGCCGCTTGGCTCGCCCGATGTACCGCATGAGCCGTAGCCACGACACCCGCGGCACGTTGAACAGTCGGAAGCGACCCGGTAGTTTCCGGTTGCGAGTTTGCACCATTACGAGAGTGTCCAAGTTCATTTCTTCCTCCTCATCAGCGCCGCGCCCATCGAGCCGCGGGCCTGCTTCTGCTTGGTCTTGACCTCGCCGGCGAACGACTTTCCACCCAGGAAGCAGATATGCATATACTTCCCGCTGCCAAGGGTCTTCGTGCGGACGCGACCTCCGCCAGCGACACACGCATCAAAGGCTTGTGGGCTCACTTCTTTGCTCCTGCCGGTTCCGGCTTGTTCTTCTTCGCCGCTTCCGCCGCCTTCCGCTTCAGTTCCAGGTCCAGCGCGGCCTGCCGTTCCTTGATGGTCATGTCCTGCTGCGCCTTGGCGGCCGTGAGCGCCATACCTTGCTGAGCCTGCGCGCCCTTCACCTGCATGTCCTGCTGCGCCCCGGCCATTCGCATCTGACCGTCCTGCGCGGCGGCCTGCTGTTCCGCCTGGGCCTGCGCCTGCGCCGCCTGCGATTGGGCCTGCTGCGCCTGCTCGACGCGGGCCATGATCGCCTCTTTGTCGTCCACTTCGTAGGCTTCGAGCAACTCCGGCAACAGGACCGGCCCGACGATGGGCGCGGTCATCTGGAACAACTCCGAGTACTTCGCCCGCTCTCGTTCCTTGTCGGCGGGCAGGGCGAAGCCTACCTTGATCGACAGGTCGTACTTCGCGTCGAACATCTCTTGCGTGAGTTGCTGGACCGCCGGCGCGCCCTTCTTGCCCGCCACTCGCACCATGTCGCCCGGCTTCATGTACGCCCGGTCCAGGTCGGCGACTTGCTCCATGACCTCGACATTCCACAGGTCCAGCATCTTCTGCGGCAGGGCCGCCCGCGTGCTGCTGGCCGTGGACAGTTGCATGATCTCCGTTGCCGTGGCCTTGCCCTGCGCCTGTCGGCCGCGGGAGACCTCCTGCGAGCCGGTCTGGTCCTGCACTTCGCGGGTGATGATCTGATAGAAGTTCTCCAGGCCGGCGGACATCTGGGGCGGAGGTTCGCGTACCGCTTTGTCTAGTTTGCCGGTAGCAAATCGCCAGACCGCTCCTGCGGCTGAACGGAGGCGGCTGGCGGCCTTGATGTTCTTCGTATCTCCCGCCAGAGCGCCATCCTCAATCCTGATGATCGGATCGCCGAAGAACTTGACGTAGTTCGCCATGTGGGCCAGGGCGACGTTGATCCAATCCTGAAGTCCGCGCGGCATTTCCACGCCGTTCGCGCCCTGCCAGGTGTGGGGCAACAGCCAGTTCGTGCCGATGGCGACGGGCCACTTGCGAAACGCCCAAATCTGATCCTTGGGGTCCGGGTTCAGGATGATGTCGCCGGCCCGAAGAATCCGTCGGCCGCGGGGGTACATCGGACGGTCGTACTCGCGGGCCACGCGGGTCGGCCACTTCTCCTGCGGGATGAGTTCTCCCGGCTTCGTCCCGCCCCAGACTTCCGGGTCCAGCGAATAGTAGAGGCCATCACGGACTTCGTAACTGCCTTTGGGCATCATGTCCAGGGGCGCGGGTTCCTCGACCTTGTGCCGCTCCTCCTCTTCGTCCGTCATAAAGAACTCGGTCAGCATGACGTACCGGGGCAGCGCCTCCGGCCCCCGCTGTCCGCCCGTGTCCACTCGCGGGGCGATTCCGCGGGCCCGAAGAATCAAGTCCACGAGCCGGCCCTGAATCGAATCGTCCTTGGTCTGCTCGCCGTCCTTCTGGTTCTCGCGGGCGGCGAAACCCCACGACGCCACGTCGGCGATGTCGTCCTCGGTCGCGCCCTTCTTGGCCGCCGCAATCAGTTCCTCCCGACTCTTGGGCCACCGCCGAAGGGCATCGGCCAGCAGAATCTTCCGCCGGGTATAACAGAACGATGCATCCTCGAATCGCTCGGCCTCCGGGTCCACGCCGAACCGCTCCGGGGCGATCAGGGACAGGCACGGGCCGCCCACCCACTCTTGCTTGCCAATGTCCCACTCCTTGCGGGGCTCCCAGTAGACCTTGCCGACGTAGTACCCGTAAATCCAGCCGTCCATCGCGGCGGCCATGTTCATCAACTGCATTTGCAGTTCTTTCTCGAACTGCCATTGGAGGACCGACGCCCACAGGTCGGCCTGCGGCTTGTCGTCCGGCTCCCACGGAACGGCGAGAATCTTGGGGTTCCTCTGCGCGATGGTGGAGAGGTTCTGGCACAGGGCGGGCCAGATGTAGTTCGCGGTGATCTTTTCCCATCCGTCCTTGCGGACCTTGCCGTCCAGTTGGTTGTTGAAGATGTAGTTGTAGCCGTCTCGCCAGAGATCCATCCACTCGCGGGTGACGGCGGACGCCTGTTCGATGGAATCGTCCATCATGGCGATCAGGCGGTCGTTGGCTTCGTCGCTCATTCCGTCGTCTCCTGGTCAATCGAGATCGGATGGTCGTACAGGGCATCGCTGCGCCCGGACGCCTTCCACGCGGTTTGTGCGCCCAGCCGGAAGGCCAGGAGCATCAAGACGCCCATCGTGACGGCCCCGGTAATGGCGGCTAGGATTTCCATGTCAAAACCTGTTCCTCGGCTTGTAGCCCTCAAATCGCGGGCGCTGCTGTCGGAGTTCCGGCACGACGATCTGCGGCTTCCGCATCTCTTCCTGCGCCTTCTCGATCACGCGCTTGGCGGCGCAGGTCGCCTCCGTGTCAAACACGAAAAACGCCTCTTCCGTATTGTCGGCAACGATGGCGAAGGACGTGGCGATGTGTCCTTGCTGGCCCTGCGGGTTCGTCACGCGGACATTGATGCTGCCCATGAACGTCGGCTTGCCGCCGTCCGAAGGCTTCAATTCCGTCACCTGCCGGCCCGCATCGTCCCGGTAGTTGTGGAGTTCGTAGAACTTCACCGGCCGGGCGACGACCTCGTATCCGTCCTTGGGCTGGTCCGTGTTGTTCACCGCGTTGTCAAGCATTCCTCTTCCTCAGTTTCCACGTCGTAGCCGCCGATGTATCCCGCATTCAGACTCGCGGGCCGAGACAGGACGCCGGCGTGCGGCGTCTCGTGCAACCCGCGCGGGCACAGAAGGTGCAACTGCAAGCAGCCGAAGTGAGCGAACAGGAGATCATCGTGGTAGCCGTCCTCATGTTCGCGCTTGCCGTCCTTCTTGCGAATGAATGTTCGCTCCTCAGCCACAACCCGCGGATCGTAGACCTCGATCTGGTTCTCGAGCTTGCGCGTCGGGTGCGGTCGATTGAACGCCAGCCAGTCGTCGATCATCAAGTCCCGATTGGCCGTGGTCGTCTTGAAGCCAAGCAGGTCTTTCTCTTTCCAGTCCTCGACCGCCTCCGGCATCCCTTGCCGCCGGTACAGGTGGTTGTAGTGCGTCGGCCGCTTGAACGGGACAAGGGCCGCCTGGCCTACGGCGTTGACTTCCGGCGAGGCCCACGCCTCGTTGTACCATTCGGCCACCATCCGCAACTGCTCACCCCACACGTCGGGGTCTACGCGGGTCACGCACGTTGCCACGAATGCCTTATCAATCCGATGGAAGACTGCGCCGGCGGAGAAGTCGGGTTCGCTTCGGGGGTCGCTCCGCGTGCTATTCTCACCTTCCGCCACGTCTCCAAAGACGGTGTAATCGGCACTGTCTTCCGGCTCTTCCCAGACGTGCCACACACATTCGTCGGTTCCTCGCGCATCTCGCACGATCAACTTTCCGCTACCGTCGCGGGCCAGCACAACCTTCCGCTCCGGCTCGCTCGCCAGTGATTCGTGATGCTGGACGATGTTCATGGGAATCGCGGGCCGTCCGCTGGCAAGGAACGCCTGCTCCGGGGTAGCCGGGTACTCCTGCTTGAACTTCTCCGGGTCGCCACCGCACTGATCGGCAATCATCATCCGCCGCCAGTACAGTTGCTCCGGCTTCGCGCCCAGGTCCACAAGTTCCCGTTCGTCTTCGTCCAGTTCGCCAAGTCGGTAGCCCGCCGGCAGCGGCGCGGAGTATTCGGGGAAGTCCAGCCACGAGAAGAACAGCGGTAGATAGCCGCTCAGGTCTCCGGGGTGCGACGTCCGATGCTTCACGGCCTTTACCCACCGTTCGTAGAACTCGCCGGCCATGCCGTTGGCTGTGGACTCCATGACAACCATCGTGCCGGGCAAAGCCGGGACCGCCTGGAGGACCGACAGGAGCGACTGTTCCGCGTTCCGCCAGAACGCCAACTCGGAAATGTGGAGGTACTGGATCGTAAGGGACCGGCCCAGATTGATCTTGCCGGCCGTTTGCACCCGCATCATCGAACCGTGAGGCGGCTCGAAGACGATCTCCTTCTTGCTGCTGTACTTCGTGGGCCGCTGCTGGTCCTTCGGCAGGTTGTCCTGGAACCGGTTCGACATTCGGAACAGCATCTCGGAACTATCGTCGTCGTGGGCGGCCACGAAGCCCTGCACGTTGGGCCGGTCCTTGACCTCGCGGAAGATGATCGCCTCGACAATGGTGGACGTGCCGAACTGCCGGCCCTTGAGGATGATGAGGCGAACGCCCAGTCCGCGCGACTGTTGCGAAGCCGCGGCCTCCAGGATCGCCAACTGCTGCGAGTTGGGCTCCAAGGGAATGCTCCGCCCGTCCTTCGTCAGAATCACGAAGTCCGCGAACGGGTGGTCGTCGTGGACGGTTTCAACCATTAGTAACGTCTTCTCTCAGAACGGGCTGGGGCACGCCAGGAGGCAAGGCCAGCGGGCGTAGTCCGATGTAGGGGGCCATGAGATCGGCAAGCGTCCGATACTTCCGCATCCCGGCCGGAGTCTCCGGCTTATCTTCGCCTTCCCATCGGCCGGGGATCGGGCAGCGGTACTTGAACATCAACTCCAGCGCCCACTTGTCGCCTCGTTCGGCCATTTTGTAGACCAAGCGGACAAGTCGGTGAAACTGCTTGTCGGAAACGTGCTCCTCCAGGGCCGTGCGGAGTTTGTAGGCGCCCGTGCGATGGGACGCGCCCACAGCCTTCTTGGCTATCACCTGGAACGGCTTGTCATCCGCCGGTGCAATCATGCTCTACTTCACCTTGATCGACGGCAGCGTATACGATGCCGCCGCGGGAATCACGTCATTTGACTTTTATTGAGGGTATGACATAACTGGCCGCATTGGGAATCGTGAGGTCATTCCCGATTTTCACACCCTGGCAGAAGGCTTCATAGACAGCACCTCGCCACAGGTCGGTAG